GGAAACTCAATAAAAAGTTCTCCGTCTTGATCTTCTTGGACTTCGATAATGTAGCTGGTCATTTCAAAAGGCGGTCCATCATTCTGTCTAGCTTACTATTAATTTCTTTAAAGGTGTCGTGCATATGTTGAATTTCACGAAGAAAATCAACTTTCAGTACGTATTCAAGTGGCATCCGATTAAAACTATCATCCAGATGCTCAACTTTTTTTTCTTGAATTGTCACGCGATCAGAAAGCTGTTTGATTCTTTCATGCGACCTAGATAGCAACTTATTTGCGGCCCAGGTACCACCTGAAACTCCAGCTACACAAGTTGTAACGAGGATCGCCAGGTACTCGGGTCCCATGGCAAAAGTATTTTCTTTTATTCTAAGATCTAATAATCAACCTGAAGAGTGCCTTTCCGTGTTAATCCATTGATAAGCCAGACAAGCGCATCAACACAGTCGTCGTGACTACTAACGCCAAAATTAGTAAGCTCTTCAAACATAGAAGTGAAATTTCGATAACGATTAAAAATGATTTTACGATCTTCAAAAAGACCCATACAACCACGAAAGCGGGCAAGTTTATCTGCCCTGAAACCTTTAACAGCATGCCAGTTGATGTTGTACAGATTTTCATTCCTCAAACAGATACGTTTGAAATCAGCTTCAAGAGATGCCTGGTACGCCACAGCCTCTGAGTACACATCACAAGTGTTGTACGTAGGGAAGTAATTACCATTCTCATCGCGTCCAAGAATAGACCAATCGTTAAGCAATTCTTTAAGAGCATCTAGTTTTTCTAGATTACCCATCACCCTCATGCGGCGATAATCAATGATATGAATTTGATCTCCAAGTTTTCCGCCAAGAACAAAAACAGTATAATCATTCTTTTCTTTTGTACCAGCGGAGAGGTCAACCCCAACAGCCAAAGAATCAAATTCAGTAGCAATCTCTGCTTTAATTAATAGTTCAGGCGCCAATGATAGTTCGTTCTGCCTGACGATTTGATTCATGTACTGAAAAGAGAAAGCAATTGGCGCTTGCCGTTTTTTTTCCTTTAGATAATCTAGTGACCACATCTCAGGCCAATAGGATTCTTCTTCTCCAGTTATTTCATTATTTTGAATTGCAGAGAGAACAATCTGCATCCAATTGTTTTGTTCATTAAAAGTTGTCGCATGAATATCGTCATGTCTAAATCTGGTACCAAGGCAAATTGCTCGTCCACCTTCAAACATGGTTGGTGCAATCACCGCATTCCAGTTATCCTGCATCATCTTTCTGATGTCAGGGTTAGCGATATCCGACGAGCTTTTAATAGCGTCATCAATGATGACCAATTGACTGCGTTTAGATGTCACTGAACCCTTTAGGCCAGCAGCACAGAGTGTGAACTGTTCTTCACCAGCGATATCAATACCTGCAAAACGATGATCAATAGACCAATATTCATTACTCGTAACGTTCTTAAGAAGTTTTACTGTTGGAAAAACATCTTGATAACGTTTGCTTTCAATAAGTCTTTTGATGGTAGCTGATTTAGAACGAGCAATATCAACTGTATAGGAAAGATAAAGAATTTGTAGTGGACGTTTAGCTGCTGTATGAACACCAATAGCCCATGCAGCAAACAAACCTGCAACCGTACTTTTGGCTGATCCCCGTGGTGCTAATAAATCAATGTTGGGGCCAGCGATTTTCAGTAGACAAGAACTGTCTTCGTTGGTGACTAACTGCCGGTGCCAATCCTGATGGTGTTTGGCTGGTGGCTTATCTGCTACGTAATCACAAAAATAACCAAAATCTTCTCGTGCTAACTCCAGCAGATCTTCATTATCTTTCTTGCGTACCCGGTGATTTTTTGCAGCGGCCTGGGCATTGCGTCGATAAGCTTGATGAAGATAAGCAGGCATTAATCATATGCGTTATGTCTTTTATACTAACCGAAAGCACTTGACCTAAACGGATCTTCTGCTTGAAATTGTTTTTTATATTCTTTTGCAGCACCAACGGCAGCCTTGGCTTTTTAATGGTGACTGCCATTTTATTTACTTTTTACGTTTCTGTTCTTGGTATTTACGTGCTTTATCAAGAGCAGCTTTACGCTTCTCTTTATCATTCATCTCAGTGCCGTCTTCTTTTTTGGCTTCTTTCTTCTTGAAGTGCTCAAGAAGCTCTGGGGGCATCTTACTCATTGATTGGATGCCGCCGTACCACGGATACGATTGACAAGTTCTTGATATTCACGTGTACCCTTCTCAGGCAAACGGGCAGTCCTTCCCGGTCCAAAGACAATACCTGTCCGTAATTGTGACTCGGGAATGGGATGTTGATAGTTTGGTAATTGTTGCATTACTACTATTCGCTTAATTGCATTTTAGCCCATACTGACATTGATGCTTCTTGAAGGGGGCCTTCAATTGGATCGTCTTTGAAAATCATTAACAACTCACGAATTGCCTGGTCAGCGCCAGCCATTAACAGTCCCTTGCGATCTTTATTTGCTGTGTAGGTTTCTACTTGAGCAATGGTGCCGCGTAGTTCTTTTTGCATACCTGCAATACGCGCTACACCAGAATCTCGTTTGACTGCAAAATTTTCAATATCTTCCCTGAGTTTACGAATATCTTCTTGCATTTCCATAATTTCAGAAAGAAGAACCCTTCTGTGATCGGGTTTTGAATAGTGCTTATCAATCCAAAGATCACAACTGGTGATAGAACCGTTGTAACCAAGAAAACGAGAATAAAGATAAATTTCAATTACAGAATTATTACTCTCAGCAAATGCAACAAAACTTTCCTTGGTTGGAGAATCTAAATTATCTAACCAATGGTCAAAAACTTTAATATCGATATGCTCGTTGAGACTGTCTGTAGTCTCGAGCTTCATCTTCTTGTCGGAACCGCTGAGATTGTTCAGAGGAAGTTCTCTGTTCTTCTGCACCCTTACCGATAGTTTCTCGCTCTTGTTCACCAGCAGTCTCCATTTTCTTTTTGGAAAATTCGTAAGCGACGCCAGCCGCCTGACGATATTTATCTAGATCAAACCAGTCATCAATATCGGTTTGTCCAGCGGGAACACTGCTTGTCATGATAGCGAATTATACAGTTTGCTGTTGGTTAGAAGCAGGAAGTTTTTTGTCCAGCCGCTGTCTATTTCGTTTATCTGCTTGCAAACGCTCAAGAAGATTTCTATAGCTGTCAAGATTAAACTCTTGAGCAAAAGTTTGATCTTCTTGAGTTGCTGCTTGCATCAGAAATTAGACATCATGCTAGCAAGGCCCTGTGAAAAAATGTCACGGCGGCCTTCAAGAGATTTTTGACGCTGTTGACGACCTTTTGAAGCTTCAAGACGAGCAAGCAGTTGCTCAAACTTGTTGATATCAAAATAATCGTCTGCGGTAAGCTGTCCTTCAGGTGTTGCCATTTTAAAAAGCTGGAGTATTGACTCTTGATTAATTATAACAATATGAATTTAAGACCAGAATCCAGCAACAAGGTTTGAATATAGGCTGCCTGCGGAAGCAATTTTTGCAACTTTTTCTGTACCTTCATTTTTAAGTTTTTGTGTTTCTTTATCAATCTCTCCTTGAAGATTAGTAAGGCCAGCGCTATAAAGATACTGCCTAGTATCACGAATATTTTGCTGTTGTGCTTCCAGCTCTGCTGGAGTTCCTACAAACTCTTTTCCAAAATCAGGTGTCGTGACCTTGGTACGAGCCTGAAGATTTCCAGAATATTGAGGAAGAAGACTAGAATCAAATTTAAATGCACGTTGACCCGTTTTTTTCCCTTCTGCGGTAAGCGTTTGCTTACCATACATAGTGTCGTAATAATTATCAAGATAACTTTGATTAAATTTATCTTGATACTCAGAGCTTTTACTAAGAGAAGACTTAAAGTCCTCCATCGTACTGTAGTAACCCTGTCCAAAACGTTCCTGAGCTTTAGCAAGCTCATCAGGAGTCGCTTGACGACCAAGAATTTCTTCATAAGCAGCTTTAACGCCGGTTTCACGTTTGCCAGGTAAAGCTGCTGTGTACTGTTGAGTTAAATCATTAATATCAGTTTCGGGAGGAATTAAGTCATATTTAGATGCATAATCACGTAATTGATTAACAGCACTTTCATAACCAATTAAACCTTGAGCAAGTTGCTGTTGAGTAGTTTGTTTTAGTCCAGCGTAACCCGCTTGACCGGCAGTTTTACGAGCTTCGGCTGCAGCCTTCTCTTCTTTGCGTATGTCATCGGCGCGCTTATCTATCGCAGCATCTTTTTCTTTTGTATATTGCAAATACTTTGCAAAGGTATCATCCGGCGGCGGCGGATTATATGTTATGGTAGGACCTCCTCCCATGTTTCCTCCTTATCCGAAATAGCTGGAAGATGTGCGACCAAACATCGCATCGGTTACGGCACGACGTTCGGCAAGGGCGCGATCAATAGCAAGTTTATTTTCAAAACGAGCGGCTTCTTTTGATTCTGGTGAAATACGTGCTAGGCGTTCACGTTTGGATGCTTCCGAACTAAGCCCAAGTTGGCGTTCAGCAAAAGGGCCTTGCATCCACTTTTTAGCTTCTTTTTCACGTGCAAAAGAAATATCTCCGCCTGAACCAGCAGCAAACAAGGGTCCCCACATTGAAGAACCAAGAGCTGCTTTGGTTTGCTCGCGACCTTCAAGAATAGCCTGGTTTTGAGCAGCAAGTTGAGCTTGCGCAATGCTTGCAGAGGTTTGTGCCTGGCCCATGCCAAACAAACCACCGATTAGGCTGCCTCCTAAGCCAAGGCCAAGGCTTAAAGGATCCATTCCACCTCCACTACCGCTTTTTAAAGTACCAATACCAGAAAAGTTTCCATATCCACCAGAAAAAGCTTTTGACGGATCAAAAGTTGTAAATGATGACGGGAAGCTGTAACTCACTGTATTCTACCCAAAGTATTTTTCAGGTTGGTATTGATACGAAGCAAATTGTGCCCTGGGATAATTAGCAAGAGTTTTAGCAAAAGTATCGGCTACCGCCTGTCCTGCATATAAGTTGGTAGCTGCAATATTACCAAATCCTTGAGCAATTGTTTTAGGAATATTTGCAAGAGTCGAATATTTAAAAGCTTCACGCAAAGATTCTTTACCTAACTCTTGGGCGCGACGTGCTTCTTGCTCACGAAAACGCCCAAGCTCATCAAGAGTATATGGTTGTTGTAAATATGGTGCTAATGCTGCGCCAGTAGCTCTAGCTTCTATTTGAGATTTAATATCAGCCTCTTCCAATGCTTGTTGCTTTTCTTTTGGAAGATTTAAAAAACTTGGTGATTGGCGAAAATCAGAGACTTGGGGTTGTCCGTAATTGAACATTCCAAGTTTATTACCTTGTTTAAAAATATCAGACAAAGCCATGATCACCCAAAGCTAATTTGCGGAGCTTGAAGAGTTGCGCCAATATAAGGATTAGTGGCAAGTGCTTGGCGCATTGTTGCACCACGCTCCTGTTGACCCACGGTTGCCAAACGCCCCATCATCGCACTGCGTCCAAGTTGCTGATAAGATGCCGTCTGACTATTTAACAGCGCTTGTGCATTAGTGAGTTGAGCACGTTGAGCACGCTCCATAATTGGAGCCATTGCTTTTGCTTGCTCAACTTCTTTGTTCATCATGAAACCAAGAAGCTCTTTGTTAAGTGCAAGCTCGGCTCCACCAATTTGCTGAATATCTTGAAGAGTTTGTGCCCGGTCAAATTCGCGTTGTTTGCGAGTTGCAGCAGTTTCAGTAAGAGGAACACCGGCGATTTCTACGTCTGTGCCGCCACCAGGGCGTTGACCTGCCTCTTGAGCTTTTGCACCTAAACCAGAAACACCAGCTTGAGCAAGCGCAGGGGCAAGTGCTTGAAGACCAAAACCTGCGACTTTTGCAAGTCCAGGTCCTTTCATTAAAGCTCCTGCAATGGGAGAAACTACGGCCGCTGTTCCTAAACCTGCTGCAGTGCTAAGAGCACCTCCCAACAAACCTTGTTGCTGAAAAGCTTGCATTGCACCAGGGGCAACACCTAAGGCAGTAGCTCCAACCCCTGCAGCAAGTCCTGGACGCTGAATGGCAGCTTGACCGAGTTGACGGGCACCGGCTAGTGCTTGTTGTCCCGCTTCAGCCGTACGGGCTTTAGCACCTGAAAAAGCCTGTGCACCACCAGGTCCGAGGGTGCGAATGACGTTTGGATCAACGCCTTGTTTTAATAAATTTCTAAGTTGTCCAAACGCAGACCCGTCGTCCATGTTTATAACAATATCTTGAGATGTTTAAATTCTATCAGAAGCAATATTTACTGCATTGGTAATTTATTTTCTGTATTACCAGCAGCAGCAATAGCCTGGTTGGCAAGAACACCTGCAATTGCACCAGCAGCAGATCCAAGTGCCCCACCCGCTAAACCACGTGCGAGAGCTGGAGTCTTTCTTCCCATCGTACGAGTAATAGTCGCCTTCTCACCTTGAAGCAAGCTTGGTTGAACAGTTCTTTCAACAGTAGGAGAAGAAAGGATTCCCATGCGTGCCCCAGTGATGCCTCCAGCTAATGCAGTAACAGAAGGAATGCTGACTGGGTAACCAAGAACACGAGCCTCTGGATCGCCCTGAAGGTTCTCTGGTGTAACCTTAACGATACCCATGGTTGCCTTGCCAATTGGACCAGGATCGTTATAAAGAAAATTCATGTAATTGGCATACCGTTGCTTCGTTAAATCAGGAATTTCTTCACGAGCTTTTTCAAAAGCTAAAGGACGACCTGTTCTTCCCTGAAAAAAACGTTGAAAAAGTTCAGTACCAGGCTCTGTTGTTTTAGTTGGATCTTCTGGGTCAGGAGCATTTTGCTTGTAACCGGTTGGTCTGCCTAACTCGCCAATGTTTAATGGGTTGTATGCACCAGTGAGAGCTACGGCTGGAGCAACAGCAGTTAATGCAATCAAGCCACGTCCATAACCAAGTTGTTTATTTGGGTCAACAACTTTACGCATTGCTTGATCAGCCATCTCTACTGGATGACTCATTTGCCAATACAAAGAGCGCAATTCGTCCGTGGTTAAATCAGCGCCAAGTCTTGTTGCATATGCTCCAAGAAAAGCTAACGGTGTTTCTTTTGTAATACCAGCTTTTTTAATATCTTCACGAAACTCTGGATCATAAAAAATATTACGCCTTGGACGATAAGACTTACCCGTTCCTAAAGTTTCTAAAGATTGTTGAGCAGCTCTAACACCACCACCAAAACCTTGATATTGTTTTAACATAACTATGTCATCCCTTGCTCTTGCAACTGAGCGAGTAGTTCAGGAGGCAATGTCAAACCGGGATAGTGAAAAGCAGTTTGCTCAACACCTTGCATTTGATACATTGTATTAGGAGAAAGGTTTAATTGACTTAAGGGAAGTTTGTTTACATACGAACGTTGAATTATTTGCTGAGCATTTTGCGCACGTTGTGATTCAACTTGAGGCACCAGTTGTTGCGCCTGTTGTGCTAAAAATTGTTGAGCATCCGGTTGAATAGCAGGCGCGCGAGGGGCAAGAATACTACTGACCAATGCACCAGAGCCAAGGGAGGCTCCTACATTGATAATATTTTCTGCGGTTGATGGAGAATAAGATTTAGTTGTTGCTCCAGTAGCAACATCTTTAATTATTTGTTTTTTACCGGGAAAATATTTACGCGCTGCACGAAGAGCTGGATAGTTAAGTAAAAAATCACCTGCGCCATAAGCTAATGCATCAACTGGCCCACCAGTAAGTAGACCTACACCAGCATTCAATGCAGCACCAGGCAAAGCTTGTTTAGCTACTGCAGCAGAACCAGGTCCTGTAACGGCGCGGCGTAGTAATTGTCCTAATGACACAGATATTCTTAATACTGAGTTCTTTAATTATTTTACGCCTAATCAATCGTTTTAGCTGGAGAAATATTTTGTTCTTCTTCTTTAATTTTTTCTTGCCCAACACGTTCCACTGTTGGGTTTAATTTTTTATCTGCAAGAAGCTGTGCAACAGATACATTGTTCTCCAGTTCATTTTCTGCACGCTTTTCTGCCAACTGCATAATAAACCCATTTGGATCTGGATTCCTGGTACGTGGCATAGGATTCTTAGCACGCTTATCAGGGCGCACTGTAGGACTTAACTTATAAGCCTCTAACCAGTCGGGATTAAAATCCGGTTGATTTTCGGGACGTACACGTGTTAACGCTCTACCTTCATCAAAATTATAATCAGATCTTTTAAATCGCCCCAGGCCCTGAAACATTTCATATCCCTGTTCCGGTAACTCATTATTTTCATCCCAAAAAGGGGAGTTGGGAACGTAGTTAAGGCGTGGGTTGTGAATTACTTTACGGTTTTGAACAGCTTTTGTTAAATCTTCAAAAGTATATCGAGATGGCACCCAAGGAGATCCGCCGTGCTCAGTTGCATATTTATCGCGAAACAATTCGCGAAAATTTAATTGAGACGGAATGCGACCCTTATTATCAAAAGGATTTGATATGTATCGACCTAATTCAAGACGCGCGTCTTTCATTCTTTATTTTTCTTCTTGTTATGTAATCCTACAAGAGTTTTACGAAGGTTGGCTTGCTTTACCGTACGCTCATCGTACTTCTCAGGATTAGCGAGGACGTTCTCCTGGAGCTGAGCAGAAGTAATTCCTTTACGTTTAGCCTTAGCTGTAAAAACACCTTCTTTAATATCAGCTTTTTGAATCCACTTTTTTTCTTTTTTCTTTTTTTCTTCAGCCATGATTAACGGTATGCACGCATTAACTGTTGAAGCATTGCTTCAGAAGGTGCTTGATAAGGCCTTAAAACATTTTGCCCTTTGCCTTTAAGTTTAACATCGCCTTGCCAAGTTTCTGGACCATCTAAGCGTTTAGCTGCCGATGTAATGTAATTGGCTAAATGACGAGCAGTGGCTTGATCTCGTGCAATTGTTTCTTGAGTGATAGGTTGAGATTGGATTGGAAGTTGTTGTGTGGCCTTCCGTTGAGCAGCACGTGACATGAGTGTTTCTCCTACTTGTTTAAGTTGTCCACCAGTTACACCATAGCGTTCAATCGTTGCAGATTCATTAGGTAAAGATTCAATACCGGCTGAAATAGCGCCAAGTCCTCCACCTAGCTGCAAGGCTCCTTGCCGTACTGTTCCACCAGGAGTAAGATTGGCAGTGTAAGCAAACTCATTACGTTCTTGAAGTTGACTTAAATCCGTGGGCGAAGTTTTTACGCGTACTCGACTACCCCCTTGCGGATAAGTTCCCATAGAAGCAACTGACGCAGGACCAGCAGCAAAACGTGCTGCACCTGTAAATGAACCCCAAGGTGTAGTAATTGGTTCTTTACGTCGTTGACCAGCTTCATCATAATAATAACCTTGTTCACTTCCTCTTTCTTGTGCAAGAACACTAGGTTCTTTACGAACAACCAAAGGATCAGTTTTTTCTGTTGCAATTGAACGTCCGACTAAAGATGCAATAGTAGGCGCATCTTGGTTTTCAGATTTTAAAGTTTGAATTAATTGATTCTCAGGATAAGAAACTTTACCTAATTCAGTTGAATAAACAACGTTTCCATCAATATTTTCAACTTTTGCACCTTTGGCAATTAAATTCCTTAACTGGCTTGTGACAGCACCTCCCATCCTGGGAGAAATGCGCTCATAAGCACTAGTACGTACACCTAACTCTGTACCCGTTGACATGATGTCAGGTTTTGGAATTCCAACATCACGAGTACCGGTTGTTTGAACACGAGGAGTCGTACCCAACTCGTCCACATCAGGTAAGTAGTTAGAAATAACATTCAAAGGAACACCAGCTTGCAAAAGCATTAAACGAGCCTTGTCTACATTTTCAGCTCTATTTCCTTTTGAGCCAAGGGCAAGTGGTCCTGTGTATGGTAATTTTTGTCCCTCTACAGAAGTTAAGAAGCCAAATTCTTTTGCTTCATATTGAGAACCAGAAAGCATTCGAATAAATTCATTTCGGCCTTCATCATATTTATCAAACGAAGTTCGTGTCATTACAGGAACATCGTAAGCATTATGGGTACGTTTTAATAGTGCATCTACGTCCCGATTTAAAGAAGCATAATCTTTTCCATGATAATTACGAAGGTCATTAACCGCTTCTTGTAAAGTAACAGTTTTTGCAATTTCTCTCCCTGATTCATCAATTCCTGTTCGTGTACCAACAGGAGCCATTAAATCAATTGAAAAATTAACAAGTTGTGTTTTTTGTTGTCCCGTTCGTTTATCTTTTACTAAAACAGCTTTTTGCAAAGGAACTAAAGCTGTACGTGTTACTTTTGCTTTACCTCTAACTTGTTGACCTGGAACAGAAGAAGGCAAAAGAACATCGCCTTCCGTATCGTAACTAAGTGGCATTACATCAAGTTTAGTTGCACCACCTTCTCCTTTAAAGCGAAGTACTTTTCCTGAAGCATAAGAAGGATCTTGTGCTGCACGGGCAAGAGATTGTTCTCCAACAGAAACGAAAGGTTGACCTTTTGTTTGCGCACCAAATACAATTCCTTTTGGATTTAATACGGGAACTGGTGCACCAGTAGTTTCACTTGTGGTACCAGCTTGTCCACGATACTGAGTTTCAGTTCCAGCAAAAGTTGTTTTAGGTTCAACTGTTTCTGTAATATATTGAGGAATATCTCCAACAGTTTCAGCATACAAATTTTGCAATGCTTCAGATGTTTGTTTGTCCCATTTTTCAAACATCTGTGCATTGTTGAAAGCATTCTGTTCTTCTGGAGGTAATTGATAATTTAATTTACCTGCAGCTCTACGTGCTTCGTAATCATCAAGAGTATGAGGAAGTTCATCAGCACGACGTTCCCAATACGTTTTATAAGCATCTGTCCAAGCAGGATTAAGAACTTGCCTGGTTTTTCCTGTCCCAGAAATTTGTTCACCGCGAGAAATTAACTCACCAGATAAAGGATCAAAAACATCGCCTTCTAATAAAGAAGCTCCTTTAACTCCTCCATACGTTTTAATACGTTCAAATCCTGTAACGTTTTCACGACGAACTACATCTTGCACGCGAGGATCACCTTGTGCATAAGCACTTAAAAACTCACGAGTAGGACTTGAAACACCTAGAACTTGTTCATCAGTAGATGACGGTACTTGAGAAGGATACAATAATGGGCCAGGAGGAATGCGTTTACCTTCTGGGCCAAAAGGATTAGTAGCGGAATGAGTAGTTTTACCTAATTGCAAAGCTTCTGTTTCTAATCGTGCAAATATTTTTGCTTCTTTTTCTTGTTTTGTTAAAGTACGTTGAACTGGCGGTAATAAACCAAAAGCTTCAAAAGTATCTTCTGATTGAGGAATATCTACATCTGGAACGTCAGTGCCAGTATGACGTTGAACTTTAACGTCAATACGTTGCTCTTCTTGGCCAATACTTGACTCAACAGCTTCATACGTTTGATCAATTAATGCGGGTTTTAATAATTGTTGTTTAGCTGTTAAATCTTCAATAGGCGCTACTGCACCACGTTTTTCAATAAATGAGCGTGGACTAAAATCTGATTCTTGCCAGGGATCTGGATATTGTTCAGTAGATACAGAAGGAGTAGTTTTAGACGGTTTTGGTTTGTATTCTTTAGATACTTTTGATACAATTGGTTCTTGAGCAACTGCTTCTTGTGTAATTTTTTTAACATCTGCTACACGAACACCTGCGTTTGCAGCTTGTTTGCGTCCACCCATCAACCGACGCGCACCAAAAAGTGCTCCACCTGCTCCAGCAAGAGCCAAACCTACCCCAATACCTACAGAAACGGGGTCTGGACCCTGTTGTTCAGGAGCTTTGAGCTGATTACGGCGGAATGCCAGTACTTCGGGCGCCATCTCTGCCCTTTCCCTGGGATCTTCTGGGACAGGAGCACCAGTAGCACGGCTGTAAGCGTAGAAATCAGCTTGAGAAAGCGCCATTTATGTTTATTGCACTAACTTTTATCTGTTCACATTCTATTGTTGACAAATCTGGAGCGTACGTACGTTATATTATTTAAATACAGAAGTAACACGTGTAATGGACGCAGGTGTGCGCCAAAAAAGGGTAGAAGCCCTGGAAAAAATTAAAGATAAAGCCATGAAAATGGCAAAAACCGGACGTGATTCGTTAGAAGTGCGTGATTTTGTAACAGAAGCAAAGAAAGAATTAGCATATGAGCTTCCTGATGAAGATGCGTTTCGTAAAGCAGTAAATGTAACACAAGCTTACATGCGTAAAAAACAAAAATAAATATAAGTAAAGTTTATTGTACAGGCCGGGGCATAAAAACTCCGGCATTTTTGTGTAAAAATTTGGGCTAAGTGTACTTTTGGAGTACAAATGGGTATTTTATATATTTTTT